TATGAGCAAATGACCACAGCCGCCCCGGTTGGGTCAAGCATGGGCGAAATTATGCGCCTACTTGGGGTAAACAGGCCAGCGGTTGCGTAATGGGCGTACTTTTAGAGGGCTATGACCAGCTAGTAGACAAGCTGCAAACCATTACAGGGTTACGGGTATTTGATGACCCGCGCAACATAAACCCGCCTTGCGTACTGGTTGACGCGCCAACGTTTATTATGCAAAGCAACGTTATTGCAGAACTGCAATTTAACGTAAAACTCATTGGGTTAGGCCCCGGCAACTACACAGCCCTCAAAAACCTTTTAGACCAAGCAGATTTAATAAGGGCCGCCAAAATAGGCTTAAAAGACGGCAGGCCAACCGTAACCACAGTAGGGGCGCAAGATTTCAGTTCATATGACCTGACTATAAGCACTAAAATAGCGCCATGACCTTTACAGTGCTAAAACAGTGGCGGCAGGACGTGCCCGCAGGCGTAAAAATAGGCGTAGGGGATTTTGGGCTTAGTGAAAAAGATTTGGCATTTTTGGCGGTTGCCGGACTGGTAGAAATTAGCACACAGACCGCCAGCGAACCTGCTAAATTGAAAACTAAGAAACGGAAGGACTAAACCCTTATGGCAACTACCACTTATTTTGCAAACCCGGATACCGTAAAAATTGGTGCTAGCTCCGGGTCAACCGTTGATTTGAAAGACCAGTGCAAGAGCGTGGTTTATACGCGCAGCCGTGAAAGCCTTGACGCTTCAGCGTTTGGTTCTACCTCGCGTAGTTACGTAGGTGGCCTTTACAATAACCAAGTGACCGCAACGTTTTTGATGAGCTATGAAGCAACCGAAACTTACGCCACGCTAAACGCGCTGGTAGGCACTCAGGTTTATTTTGAAGTTGCGCCAGTTGCGGCAGCACCTTCAGCAACCGCGCCAGTGCTAAAGCTTGATGGGGCCTATTTTGAGGCGTTTGACGTGGTTAATGCTGAATTGGGTACTTTGTCAGAGGTTCAGATTACGCTGACAGGTGGCACCTATTCAGAGCAAACCGCGCCCTGATAACTAACTAGAAAGAAGAGCAGCGTGAAGCTAACAATAAAAGTAACCACCCTTTCAGCTGGTAAAAAGTATGAAGAGCTGGTTGAAACGTCGCTAGCAACAATTATTAAGTGGGAAAGGCATTACAAGCGCCGTGCAGGTGATTTGGCTGCCGGGTTTGCCGTAGAGGACCTTGCGTATATGGCGTGGGTTACGTTGCAGGCTCAGGGCCTTAAAGAAAGCTTTGACGCTTGGGTAGAAAAGCTAGATGAGCTTGAGGTGGTTGAAAGTGAAGAAAGCCACCCTACGGGCGGGGCGGCTACCGCCGACAGTTAGCAGAACTGCTGTTGCTCACTGGTTGGGCACCCCCTTATTACGCTGAAACGTTTGATACCCGCGATTTGGCTACCGTTATAAAGGTGAGTGAAGAACGGAATAAACGCCAATGAGCTTTGAGGGCAGTATTGAAATTGTTGGGCTTAAAGAAGCGTTGCGTGAGCTCAACCAATTAAACCCGCAAATGAGGCGGCAAGTTACTAAGGATTTTCAAAAGATTACAGCCCCGGTAGTTGCTGCAGCTAAACAAAACCTGCCTAGTAAACCACCTATGAGCGGTTGGGCTAAAGGCTGGAAAACGCCAAGCGGGTTTCAAATGCTGCCTAGCAGCGGTTGGTCAGGGTCAACGGCTGGCAAGTTTATTAAAAGCCAAGTGAGCGGTAAAAAGCCGCGTGAATATGCCGGGCAAATGCAAAACGCGGCAGTTTTTCTAGTGAAATTTGCTGGCATGGTTAATACGGTTTTTAGTGTTTCGGGCCGTAAAAGCAAGGGCAACAGCGAACAGGGCGCAAATATGATTAAGGTACTTGAATTTCGTTACGGTAAGCCGTCGCGGGTTTTGTGGCCTGCATATGAGGCAAATAAAGCAGAGGTAGAAAAGCAGGTTATAGAGCTCACTAAGCGGGTCATGGCTGAAACGGGCAAGAGACTAAAATAACCGTATGGCTGTAGTTATCCCCATTGTCACAGAGTTTGTAGGCAAGGGCGTTGAAAAAGCCATTAAAGAATTCAAACAAATTGAAGGCGTTGCAGGTAAAGCCGCTTTTGCTTTCAAAAAGGCCGTAGTACCCGGCGCTATAGCCGCAGCGGGCGCAGCCACAGCCCTTGCAGGCACCTTATTTAGTGCAGCCAAAGCAGCTGCTGAAGCAGAACGTGAAGATAAGTTACTAGCTGACCAGCTCAAACGGACTACTGGCGCTACAGACCTAGCCATAGCCAGCACTCTTCAGTTTTTGGACGCGCTGGAAATGGAAACTACCGTTAGCGGCGGCGAACTATCGCAAGCACTAGCAACGTTGACCCGTGCAACTGGCAACGTCACCACAGCCCAAGAGCAGCTAAAACTTGCTACAGATATTGCGGTTGGGGCAAACCTAGACCTTCAAACCGTCAGTATTGCGCTTTCTAAGGCATATAACGGCGAAGTAGGGGCCCTTAAAAAATTGGGTATTCCGATAGATGAAAACATAGTAAAAACCAAAGATTATGCAGCGGCTCAAAAAATACTTACTGAACAATTTGCGGGTGCTGCTGCCGGGGCCGCAGATACGTTTCAAGGTCAATTAGCAAAGCTCAGCATTGGCATAGACAAAATTAAAGAAGGTATTGGCCAAGCCATTTTGCCTGCTCTTACTAATTTTGTTGCTCAAATAAATGACCGGGTAATTCCGGCGTTGCGGGTTTTCGTTGACCAGTTGGGCGAAAAAGGTTTGCGTGGCGCTTTTGTGTCTATGGCTGCCGCGTTTCAAATTGCTGGTATTGACATTTTAGCGGTTATTGAAAAAATCAGTATTGGCTTTATTCAACTGGCTCAAGATGTAGTAGACCTTGCCGCCCCGCTGTTTGTAATTATTGACCTTTTTAGGGCCGTAGTTGCGCGTGGTGAAAAAATTGACAGCACACAAAAAAAGATAGATGACGCGCTCAGAAATACGCAGACCCGGTTTGCATTGTTGCGGGGTGAAATTGCTGCTACCGCTTACCAAATGGCCTTATTCAGTCAGGCCGGAACAAATACCAATAAAAGCATTTTGGCTGCTGAACAGCGCCTAGAAAACTTTGGTAGCAAAGTAAAAGCCGTTAAGCCAGAGGTAGAAGAAACTGAAAAGACCGTTACGGGTTTGGGTGCCGGGTTTAATGCGGCTGCTGATAAAGCAAAGAAGCTGGCAGACCGTACTAAAGAAGCTGCTGAGGCCCTTGAAAAAGAAATGGCTGACGCGCTAGCGGGCGCTGAAGAAAACCTAGCTATAGCGCAGCGTAGTTTTGATGATTTCGCTACGTCAGTAGAAAAAATTATTACGGATACCTTAGATTTTGCTGACGCATTTAAGGCAAGCGCTGAAGAAGGCGGCAGCAGTTTCTTTGATGAGCTGCAAAAACAGGCTGACAAAGCCAAAGAATTTGGCATTTTGACTGAAAAGCTATTAGCGGCAGGTATTAGCAAAGAGGCACTAGACCAAGTGCTAGCCGCTGGCGTAGATAGCGGCACGGAAATTGCTAAGCAACTGCTGGGCGCTGCTGACGGCGTACTAAAGGCAAATAAGTTGGTGGAAGAGGTGCAAGCAATAGCTGACCGTATCGGCCTTGCAGCTGCTAACAGGTTTTATAAGGCTGGCGTAGATAACGGCGCAGCGTACTTGAAAGGCGTAGAAGAGGCTATCGCGGCGGCTAATGCGCGTATTGCGGGCGCTAAACGCCCGGCTGACATTAAAGGCGCGGGTGCTTTGTTCAGTGAAAGCGTTGCTACCGCAAGGGCTGCAAGCAACGTAACCAACGTAACCATTAACTCTCAGAGCCTTGACCCTAAACGCGCTGGTGATGTCATTGTGGACGCTTTGAAAGATTACAACAGGCGTAGCGGGCCGTTAGACGTGGCTATTGTTTAATGGCTACGGCAGTAGTTCAAAGCGGTAATTATCTATTTGAGGTAGATACAGGTTGGGACGTAAACAGTTTTACGTTAGATGACAGCATTAAAGGGCTTTTAAATAATAGTGAATATACGTTGGGCCCTAATACTCAGTTTGCTGACGTAACAGAGTTTGTTAAAAGCATTAGTTATAAACGCGGTAGGCAGCGAACAAGTGACCAATTCGGCGCTGGCACTATGCAAGTGGTTTTAGATGATGAACTTGCAGGTGGCGCTTTGTCACCTTATGACCCCGGCAGCCCGTATTATGACCCAGCTAATAACCAGCCGGGTATTGCGCCGCTACGCAAAGTGCAGTTATCCCGCGAAGGTGAGTTTTTATTCAAAGGCGTTATAACTGATTTTACGTACGAATTTGATATAGGCGGGGATAACTTTGTTATTTTGAATTGCGCTGATGGTTTCTACCAATTAAGCCAAGCGTCATTAGATGAGCTAAACGTTGACCCTGAAACGTCAGGTGAGCGCATTGAAACTATTTTAGATTTGCCTGAAGTAAACCTTTTTTCTGGGGCTGAGCGCAACGTCAACATAGGCACAGTTAACTTGGGCCATGCTTCAGCTTTTACTATTCCGGCAGCTACTAACGCTTTGGCGTATATTCAACAAATTAACCAAACCTCTGAATTTGGGCGCGTTTTCATGGCCCGTGACGGCGTTTTTACGTTTCAGCCGCGCATAGGCAACACACTTTCAGCCCCGGTAATTACTTTTGCTGATGACGGATTAGCAACTAAATACAATGACCTTGAAATAGCGTTTGATGCAACCGGGGTAGTAAACCGGGCAACCGTAACAGCCTTAGATAGCACTACCGCCACTGATAACGATTTGACCAGTCAAGCCACCTATTTTGTGCAGGCCACAGACATTACAAACAGCCTTTTGCACCAGCAGGGCGAAATTGACGCGGCAGCCGCCTATTTGCTGGTCGGTACACCTGAACCGCGTTTTACGTCAATAGCCACCAATTTTGCGTTATTGACCAGCCTAGAGCGTGATGACGCAGCCCAAGCCGATATAGGTACCACGCTGCAAGTCAGCAAGCAAATAACCGGGGTAGGCACTATTACGGAAGAAGTAGCTATTGAAGGCATTGAGGCCGTTATAGATTTTGCTACCGGCCACACAGTCAGGTTTTATACCAGTGACGTAACCATTGTTGAGCTGTTTGTGCTTGATAGCAGTTTGCTAGATGATATTTACGTTTTAGGCTAAGATAGGCATTATGGGCGTTAACGCACAAACCACAGTACCCAGCTTTACTGCGTCACAAATTCTGACAGCAGAACAAATGAACCAAAGCGCCCGTACGGGCGTACCCGTTTTTGCTGATAATGCAGCACGTGACGCGGCGTTTAATGGTGCAGGTGAAAAAACGTTGGCTGAGGGTCAGCTGGCATATCTTGAGGACAGCAACGCTGTACAGTATTACGACGGGTCAAGCTGGGCAACGGTTGGCGCTACGGCTGGCGGTTTGGTTTGTCTTAGTGGGGAAACAGCATTTAGCGCCTCGTCTAGTGTGGTTTTGGATAGCGTGTTTTCGGCCACATATCGCAATTACAAAATTGTGGTAAATTATGAAACGTCATCAACCGGCAACGTTCAGATGAGGCTACGCACCGGCGCGTCGTCCGTAAGCACGACAACCTACACACAACAGCAACTATTAAACGAGGTAACCACAGTAGTGGCGGAACGTCTAGCGTCGCAAACGTCTTGGCGTGTCGGCATTCTCACCAATGGCGCGTTTAACTCCGTATTTGAGCTAACCATATTTGCACCAAATATCGCAACGCCAACCGTTTATCTGTCAAATATTGTAAATAACCGTTCCCCGTACAACGGAACCGGAAGTGGACAAGGGCCGTTACTTTACAACATTGGCGGTAATCAGTCAGATAGCACAGCTTTTGACGGTTTTGAGCTATTTCCGGCGTCGGGAACAATGACGGGTACGTACAGCGTTTACGGGTTGGCAACGTCATGACGTTACGCATAAACGACAACGGCACAAACCGCGACATGACAGCGGCGGAAATTGCGTACATTGAAGAAACACAAACACAAGCACAATTAGAACAAACAATTGCCGAACAAGCCGCAAGTAATCGGGCTAATGCAATTACTTCCGCAAAAGTCAAATTGGCGGCATTGGGATTAACCGACAACGAAATAGCCGCATTGTTGGGCATATGAATAAAAACGCGCAACTACAAACAGCAGACCAAACGCTAAAAGGCGCAATTATCGCATTGGGTAGCTACGTGGCCCATTCAAAAGGCATTGACCCGCAAATTATTGCCCTTAGTATTCCGGTAGTTTCAGGCTTACTAGCGTACGTTTCAACGCTGTTGGGCAATAAGCACACTGCCTGCCTTTTTGTTGCAAAAGACGATAAACCTGAATAATGCCTGCTGTTTATAAGGTACCTACTTACCCGGTAGTTACCGATAAATTGCCCGGTACTGAGCTTTGGGTCAAACTGGCTAACCGTTATTCAGGTGGCGCATTGTGGAATAACGGCACGTTCGTTTTCAGAGATATTAGAGGCAAGCCCGGCAAAATTAGTAACCATGCGCGGGGCGTGGCAATGGATTTGAGCTATAGGTTTATTGAGCCACGTAATTTGGGCGTCAGTGACGGGCGCGCCAAAGCTATTACTTTTTTGCAAACCGTGTTAGATAATTGGGATACGTTAGGGGTGCAGCTGGTTATTGACTATTGGCCTGCACCTTTTGGGCGTAGCTGGAATTGCAGCCGGGTAGGTATGGGCGTAGCCAAACCTCACGCTGCTGAAGCATGGGTAAAACCCAAAACCAAACTGTTTACCGGGGCCCCTCAAGGTGACTGGCTGCATATTGAAATAACGCTAGGTATGGGCTT